ATAGCTCCGCCCAGCTCTCGTCAATCTTCGCGGGGTGTGCCGGGAACCTTACGGCAAGGGGGGTGCGAGATGCCGTCTTTGCCGCCTTGTGGACGCACACACGATGGGGTGACCTGTCGTGAGGTCGGTTCACATCGGTGCCAGCCGCGGGTAGACCACGTCATCGGCTTCTTCTCGAATTTGCTGGTTCACACCAAGGGCCGGTTCGCGCGTCGGGCGTTCATACCGGCGCAGTGGCAGATCGACGAAATCCTGGCCCCGGTGTTCGGTGAGGTGCGGTGGTCTGACGAGGGCGAATGCTATGTGCGCAAGCACCGCATCGTCTACATCGAGCTAGGGAGAAAATGCGGGAAGTCTGAAATTCTCGCTGGCATCCTCCTGTACCTGGTCTGCGCCGACGGGGAAGAGTCCGCTGAAATCTACGGCGGCGCCACAGACCGCGACCAGGCAGCCAAAGTCTTCGATGTAGCCAAACAGATGGTGTTGCTGTCGAAGACGCTGTCGAAGCATCTGAAGGCCTACAAGATGCCCCGGCGCATCCTGCACGAACGCTCCAACTCTCACTATGAGGTGATCGCGGCAGACCCGGAAGGCAACCTGGGCGGGAATCCGCATGGCATCGGCCTCGATGAGGTCGCCGTGTCCGCCAACGCGGAACTGTGGGATGCCCTGCGCACCGGTATGGGTTCGCGTCTGCAGCCTCTCATGGTCGCTATCACCACCCCCAGCGTCGACAACACCGGATTCGGCAAACAGCTCCACGACGAAATGGTGCAGATATCCGAAGACCCGAAGCGGGCGCCGCACATCTTCACCTGCATCCGCAACACCCCCATGGACGCCGACCCCTGGGATGAAGCCAACTGGTACCACGCCAACCCGGCACTCGGGGACTTCCTGTCCATCGACGCGCTGCGCGAAGAGGCGCTGGAAGCAAAAAACGATCCGACGAAAGAGAACAGCTTCCGCACCTACCGGCTGGCGCAGTGGGTTTCGGCGAGCACCAAGTGGATGCCCTCGCACGTCTGGCTGGCGAACACCGGCGACCTGTGGCCCAACCCGAACTGGGGCCGCAAGCAACTGGCCAAGCGGCTGTGCCATGCGGGACTGGACCTGGCCTCACAGTTCGACCTGACCGCATGGTGCCTGCTGTTCCCCACTGTCGACGGTAGCGCCATGGATGTGCTGTGGCGTTTCTGGCTACCCGAGTCGGGGCTGGAGTACCTGGACAAGCACCACCAGGGCAAGTGGTCCCGGTGGGCGAAAAAGGGCTGGGTAACGGTCACTCCCGGGAACGTGACGGACTACCAGCAGGTGGTCAAGGACATCGCCAAAGACGCCCGCGACTTCAACATCGCCAGCATCGACGCCGACGAGTGGAGCTTCTGGCCGATCATCCAGCAGATCGCGCAAGCCTGCCAGCTCGACATCGACAAAGACGAAGTCATCGCCTATCGCTCCACATACGACCGGATGACGCCGGGCATGAACGATGTCATGGGCTACTGCAAAGACGAACTGCTGGCACACCACGGCAACGAGATCGCCAACCTGTGCTTCGAGTCGGTGACCGTCAAACGCGCACCGTATGACCCGAACCTGGTGCGCCCCGACAAGCCCAACCGGGAACGCGACAAGCACCGCATCGACGCCGTGCCAGCACTGGCGATGGCCGCCAACGGGTACCGCGCGGCACTGGCGCGTCAGCCGAAGGTCAGCCCATACGAAACCGGCCGCATGATGATCGTCTAGATAGGGGAACGGCTATGCCCTGGAAGCTCACCGCGTCAGGGCACAGCCCCGACCCCACCTGCGAAGCCTGGGTGCTGGACCGGGTCACCGACATCCTCGCCGGTGCCGAAGCCGGACTGTGGCACCTGCGCTTTGATTCCGAACACCACGGCGAAGTCACCATCGACCAGGAAGCCGCCGCGACACTGCGCGGCGAAGACTTCCTACCCGAGCCGGGTGTCGACACCGGTGAGCCGGCGTGAGGTGGCGCCGGCTGCCGATGCGCCAGCGGGTGCTGGTGTCGCTGCTCAACGACCGGGCGATAGCCGGGGTGCTGCTACGCACAGCCGGTGAATGGCTGGTGCTCGCCGATGCGCAACTGCACGAAGCCAGCGTCAACCCGGCACCGATGGACGGCGAAATCTACATCGACCGTGACCGGATCGCTTTCATCCAGGTAGCCGCACCGAAAGTGGGGTGACCCGTGTCGTTCCACATCTCCGCCGGGCAGGTCCGGTCCGCGCAGCGCAGTACCGGTATCACCCCCTGGGCGTGGGGCAACAACCGCGCCCTACCGCCACGCGCCTCCGCCCGCTCGCTGCCCGGGGCCACCATCCAGATGACCCAACAGGTGTCCTACACCTACGAGCAGATCTACCAGACCCAGCCGGCACTGCGCACCGTCGTGGACTTCCTCGCCCGCAATGTGGCGCAGCTCGGCCTGGACGTGTACCAGAAAAACGGCGAGGACCGCACCAAGCTGCTGGACCATCCCCTGTCGGTGCTCATGGAACACCCCATGCCGGTGGTCGGCAGCAAGTGGACCAAATACAAGCTGGTGAGCTGGACGATGCATGAACTGTGCATCTTCGGTGATGCCTTCTGGTTGAAGATGAAGTTCAAGGGCGGGCAGTTCGGTGTGCTGCCGGTACCGCGGCGGTTCATGGACATCATCGGTGAAGATTTCGTCAACCCGCCCGACTACCGCTTCTCCGGCAACAGCGGCGCCCGCGTCTTCCCCGCCGAAGATGTCGTGCACTTCCACCTGTACGACCCGGACGACCCGCGGACTGGGTACAGCCCCATCGAGACGCTGCGCCAGATACTCGCCGATGACTACGCCGCCAGTAGCTTCCGGGAACAGTTGTGGACCAACGGGGCCAGGGTTGCCGGCTACATCGCCCGACCGCTGGACGCACCGGCATGGTCCGACAAAGCCAAAGACCGCTTCACGCAGGACTGGCGCAACCAGTACAGCGGAGACGGCCCGCAAGTCGGCGGCACCCCCGTCCTGGAAGAAGGCATGCAGTTCGTCAACGCTGGGGTCACACCCAAAGACGCGCAGTATGTCGAATCGCGGACCCGCACGCTCGATGAAGTGGCGATGCTCTACCACGTTCACCCGATGATGCTCGGATCGCCGACAGCAGGCGGAACCCAGTCGTCGGTGCCGGCGGTCCACAAAATCCTGTACCAGGACTCGTTGGGTCCGTGGCTGACGCAGCTTTCGCAGGACATCGAGACACAACTGCTGATCGACCTCGACCCGGGTGCTCTGGATGGCAGCACCTATGTCGAGTTCAACCTGGCGGAGAAGCTACGCGGCGACTTCGAGGAACAGGCCGCAGCACTGTCCGCTCTCGTCGGTGCGCCTGTCATGTCGCGTTCCGAAGCCCGCGCCCGGCTGAACCTTCCGCTGCTGCCCGGCACCGAAGACCTGATCGTGCCCATGAACGTCACCCAGGGCGGCCTGGCAAGCCCGAAAGACACCGCACCGAATAACCCCAGCAACGCCGAATCGAACGGGCAGCTCCCGCTCAAGGCCCGCACCATCCACGGCGAACTACCCATCAACCTCGCCGCGCCGACCATTGAGGAGATGCTGGTATGAGATACAAGTCCGCGCCGGCAGCACTCACCAAGGCCGTCGGCGAAGGTGGCGGACCCGACGACGAAGGCGAGTTCGAGGCCATCGTCAGCGTCTTCAACACCACCGACTATGACAACGATGTGGTCCGCCCCGGTGCCTTCCACAAGTCCATCGGCGTGTGGCGTGACAGCCAGGACACCATGCCCGTCCTGTGGCACCACCGCCTCGACGACCCGCGCTTCAACATCGGCTCGGTCCTGGACATGGCCGAAGTCACCGGCGACGACGCACGGGTACCGCAATGGGCCAGCGCCGACCTGAAGGCGCACGGTGGGCTGTGGGTGAAAGCCAAGATAGATGTAGGTGACGACGCCCCCGAGATCGCCAGGCAGGCGCTGCGGGTGCTGCGCAAGCGCCGCACCACCCAGTTCTCCTACGGCTACGACGTCATGCCCGGCGGCGCGAAAGCCGGCGGCGGCGGCGCACCCAACGAATTATCTGATCTCTGGGTGTACGAAATCTCGCCGACACAGATCCCATCAAACACCCACACCACACTCCTGGGCGCCAAGTCCGACGAACCTCCACCCGAGACGGGCCAGGCCGGTGCTGAACCGATGCGCTGGCCTGGCGTGGCCAAAGCCCGCGCCGAGTGCGACCTGCTGGTCGCCGATTTGGAATACGACGAGATCACCTACGGGTCTCTCTTGAGCAGATTGGAAACCGCATGAGCCACGCACTCAAGGCTGCGGTAGATGAGGCCGTCAATTCTGCGCGGGCCATCGCCGAACGGGCAGAGTCGGAGAACCGACCCTTCACCGAAGCCGAACAAGCAGAGTTCACAGCACACTTCGAGAAGGCCCGCGACGTGAAGAACACCCTGACAGGGTTCATGGAGCGCAAGGGCCAGCTCGCCGACCTCGCCAGCAACCTCGGCTACCCAGATGAGCCTGTTGTCATCGACGAGCGGCAGGTCACCAAGTCCAGCAAGGACAACCGGCGCTACGGCCTCGGTGAAGAGTTTGTCAGCTCCGACGAGTACCGGGAGCTGCTCAAGTACAACGGTGGGCACTTCAGCGAGAAGACCAACGTCCAGTCGCGGGCCTATCGGGTCAAGGCCGGGCTGATCACCGGCGTCTCTGACACCTCCGCCGGTGGGCTGGTGCAGGCCGACTACCGCGGGATGCTGTCGCCGACGTACGCGCGACCGTTGTCTATACGTCAACTGGTGACCAACGGAAACACCAGTTCGGACACCATCGAGTATGTGCAGCTCAACACGGTCACCAACAACGCGGCGCCGGTAGCTGAAGCCACCACCGATGAGCCGATCTCCGCCACCGCGCCGATTGTCACCCCCGTCCAGGGCGGTTTGAAGCCGCAGTCCACCATGGACTTCATCCGCCATACGACGAACGTAAAAACCATCGCCCACTGGCTCGCTATCACCAAGCGCGCCCTGGCGGATGCGTCACAGATGCAGACCCTGATCGACACCTTCCTGCGTTCCGGGCTGGAAGAGGAACTGGAAGACCAGATGATCAGCGGCGACGGGACCGGTGAAAACTTCCTCGGCCTCAAGAACGTCTCCGGTGTCCAGCTCGAATCCGGCGCATCCGCCGACGTCACCTCACTGGAGGCGTTCCGTCGGGCGCGCACGAAGGTCCAGATCGGTGGCCGTGCGCAGCCGTCGGCTTACGTGCTCTCACCCGTTGACTGGCAGAAGGTTGAACTTCTGCGGGACTCCACGGGCAACTTCTACGGCAACGGTCCCTTCGCGCTCGGACCCAACATGCTGTGGGGTCTGCCGGTAGTCACATCGGAGGCCCTGCCTGTCGGTACCGCCTACTGCGCGGACTGGCGCCAGGCCGTCCTGTACGACCGGGAGCAGGCAACCATCCAGGCATCTTCAGACGTGAGGGATTTCTTCATTAGGAACCTGGTCGCCATCCTCGCCGAGCTCCGCGCAGCATTCGCCGTCCTGCGCCCGCCCGCTTTCGTTCGCATCACGCTCACCTGAGTCTCGTGGTGGGTGCGAGGCGGAACCGAACCCCGCGGCTGACCCCACGCGCCCACCACGACCAAACCAAAGAAAGGGCAGCAGCATGTCAGAGCAGCCGCAGGAACTTCAGGAATACGACGTGATCCTCAACGGCGTACCCACCACCGTCCAGCTCACGCCGGAGGACTATGAAAGCCAAGGATGGGTGCCCGCGAAAGGTGGCGGAGCAGCGCGCCAACCCACCAAGGACGAAAAGGCCAAGCGGATGGCCGAGCAGGAACAGTCGAAGCTGATGCAGTCGCAGAAGAGTCGCACGCCGCCGAACAAGGCACGCGAATACGAGGGGGGTAACAAGTGAACCAGCACAAGGGCAAGGAAGACCACCCCTGGGAGGACGATGACCAGGGACACCGGCGTCCCAAGCCGGGCGAGCCCACACCACAGCCAGAGCCAACGCCACCACCACCGCCGGCAGAGCCGCAGCCGGTCGACGAGGAAGAGCAGTAGACAGCCCGCCGCAACCACAACTGAATACAACCCCCATCGTGGGGCCGTGCCGGTCTTCGCACCGGCGCGGCCCCACACCCG